ACTGCATCTCGATCGTGTAGGTGTAGGCGCTCACGCCGTCGCCCTCGCCGCCATGACCGCCCGCGCGATGTCCCGCGCGAACGTCGACTGCAGGTAGCTGTTCATCTCGGCTTGCTGCCGACGTAGGCCCGAGACTTCCACCGCCAGCGCCTCAGCGAGGCCGGTGCCGCCGCCGGAACTGCCGCCGCGGCTCTTCCCCTGGGGCGTGAACGTGGCCCGCTCAGGCCCGGCTTCGCCCGCGAGGAAGAGCGTCGGCTTCGTCACCCACCAGTCGCCCCCGGTGGCCTGCGGAATAGGGTCGACAGTGGCGTTGAAGTCGCGCGGCACGCCCGTGATCGGGTCGACGTCCCACTCCACGCGTCCACGCACGACCGGCGCCGGGATGTTGCGGATCGCCGCGCCGAGACCGCGGTCAATCGCGTCGACCAGTTGCTGAATCGACGTGACGATCTTCGCCACGCTCTCGGTCATCGACTCGGCCCAGGTCACCCCGTAGGCGCTCAAGTCCATGATCGCCGCGCCGTTCTCATCGAGCAGGTCTCCGTTCTGCGCGAAGTTCTCCAGCATCGGCCGCATCGCCGCCGGGATCTCGATGCCCATGCGCTTCGCGTCCTGGACGTACTGCGACACCGACGCGGACATTTGCTGCGTGACGGCCACCTGGTCCAGCCCCCCCGCGTGCAGCACCTGGTAGTCCTGGAACAGCTCCTCGAACGTCTTTCCAAGCTGCTGGCGCTGGAGGATCGGCCCGATCTGCTCGTTGGTGAAGTTGTATTTCTTCACCGTCTCGTCGAGCGTCTGCATCGCCTGCGTCTGGAACTCGAACGCCGCATTCAGTTCGTCGATGGCGGCCTTGTAGGCTTCAGGCGTGCGCGCGTCGAGCACACGGTTCAGCGTCACGCCGGCGTCGGCCGCCCGGCGGTTCAGCATGTCGAGGCCGCCCGCCGCCTGCACGAAGGCCTCGCGCACCGGGTTGACCTGCTTCTCCGGGTCGTTGAACAGTTTGCTCGCGAGCTTTCCCATGACCGGGCCGATGACCGCCCCGATCGCGCTCCCGATACCAGGCAGCGCCAAGCCGAACGCGCTGCCGAAGACGCCCGTCAGCTTGTTGCCGATGCCGTTGAGCGCACCGCCGGCGTTGAACAAGCCCTCGCCGAGACCGCCCCCGATCTGCGACATCAACGCTTGCGCGGCGCCCTTCAGCCCGCCGCCGCCGGTCATCGCCTGCTGAATGAACTTGGGCAGGCTGGTGACGGCCGTCGAGAGGATGCCCGAGAACGTCTTCGACGCCATCGTGTTCAGCGTCGCCAGCGCGCGTTCGGCGTCGTCGGTGTTCAACTGCACGCCGATGTCCCACACGCCGCCAGCGGCGCTGCCGCTCTCGATGTTGAACGCCTGCGCGCGGGCCTCTGCGAACTGGCGTAGACCCGCCATGTAGCTGTCGAGGCTGTCGGAGAGGTCTGCTGCGGTCGGCGCCCATAGCCCCTTGCGCGTGGCCGCGTCGATGTCCGCGATCTTCTCGGTCAGGTTGGCGAGTTCGCGCGCCTGCTTGGCGTGCTTGGCCGCGGCATCGTCAGAGGCGCCGCCGAGCCCGATCAACTTCGGCGCGGCCTTCGCGCTGGCGTCTCCAGCCGCCACCGTGCCCGATTCGAGTTTCCACAGGCTCGCCATGTAGGCGCCCGACCGCTTCGACACGTCCTCGAGCGCGCCGCCCATCGCCTTGAACTTCTCGCCCACGAACGGCAGGTTCGACCCGAGGTTCGCCAGCTTCGACAGCAGCCCGGTCACGACCTCCACGAACCCGGCCAGCAGCGTCATCGCGACCTTGATCGCGCCGCCGAGGATGGGGCCGACGATGTTCTGCCCGAGCCACATCAGCACGTTGCCGAGCGCCGACAGCGCCGGCAGCAGCGGTCCCACGATGGACGCCGTGATACCGAGCAACTGCTTGCCCATCATCCCGAGCTGGTCGCCGAAGTCGTCGGCGGCCTTGATCGTCTGCTCGTCGATGATCAGCCCGAGGTCGTTGAAGGACTGGATGTTCTCTTCCAGCTTGCCGTCGAGCGCCGACAGCAGCTCGACGCCGCCCTTCCCGAACAGGGTCTTCGAGGCGTAGATCCGCTCGCCCTGGTCCTGAAGCCGTCCGACCGCGTCGGCCACCTTGTTGAACTGCTGCTCCGGCGAGAGCGCCTTGAGTTCGTTCAGGCTGAAGCCCATCGTCTTCAACGCGCTGACCGCGCTCTTATCGCCGCCCGTGATCTTGTTGGCGAGCTCAGAGGCCGATTTGGCCACGGTATCGATCGACACCCCCGCTGGGCCGAAGGCGCCTTCCCACTCTTGAATCGTGGTCGTACTCACCCCGAGCCGCGCGGAGAGGTCCGACACCTTGCCGGCGTAGTCGAGCACGGCCTTCCCCGCATCGACGACAGCGGCCGCGGTGAACGCCGCGGCCAGCCCCTTCGCCATCTTCGACGCGGTGCTGGAGATCGAGTCGAGCTGCGTGTTGATCTGCCGCGTGCTGCGGTCGATGTTGGCCGTGTTCGCGGCGACATCCACGATCAATGCCGCGATTGTGCTCACGAGGCACTTCCGATCGGCACGAAATCCTCACGCTCGGCGAGGGCATGCACAGTGGCGTGGCACGGCCGGCAGATGGTTACCAGGTTCGACTCAGAGTTATCGCGGCTGAACCGCCACGGCTCGATGTGGTGAACAACGAGGCGTGACTCAGAGCCGCAGCGCTGACATGCAAAGCCATCGCGCTCAACGATGGCCGCACGGATAGCGCGCCATGTTGGGCTGGCATACGAATGCGTCGACCGCAGCGACGAGGCAACGCGCCCGGCGCACTTCAGACTGCAGTACTTGCGCGGTACAGACTTCCAGCCGCTGAATGCGACGCCGCATCTCTTGCACTGATAGGTGATGCGGCCCGCCGATGCGAGACAAGCCGAGGAGCAGAACTTGCCTTGTCCAGGGCGACAGCGATCAAGTGACTTGTAGAAGTGGAACGTAGCCCCGCAACCACTACAGGCCCGCGCTTCGAAGGTGACACGCTCAGACCGGGTGGCCTTGTATTTCTCGGCATAGGCGCGAGCAGCGACTGGGTTATAGCGCTCAACGCGCTCGGCGCAGAGGCATGCTTTGCATCGAGCCTTCCTACCGAAGAGGCCATGAGCGCTGCGATGGAAGTCGTCAATGCTCTTTACCTGTCCACAGCCGCGGCACGCGCGGGCGGTCGGTGGGCACGCTTGGCTGACCGATGGCAGTGCGGCGGCCGTCGCCACTACAGGTTCCTCATGCCGATGGCCGCCGCGTCCTGCTCGATCGTCTTGCCCGACCGCTTGCAGCGATCGAGGTAGGGCGCTTTCTGGCTTTCCGTCGCCGGGATCATGAACGGCTCGGCCGGCATCTTCCCGCCACGCCCACCGAACTCGACCAGGTGCCCATACTTGGACGGCCGCACGATCCGCTGACTGACCTTCCCATCGCGAGAGACGCGCGAGACGATCCGCCCCTTCACCTTGAACGTCTTGCGGATCGCGGTGTTGCTGACGCGCGTGGTCACGTTCTGGATGCCCGCCCGCCCGCGGCCGTTCTTGACGTTCATCGAGAAGCCGATCGCGTTGTAGAGCGTCCGCGTCTGGATCGACGGACTGGTGAGTACACGCTGCTTGGCGAGCCGCGCGATCTCGCTGACGGTGGTGAACGTGGCGTCGTTCAACGCGTCGCGCGTGATCTCGGGCAGCGCCTGGAACGCGGCTTTCGCCTCGCGCAGACCCTGCACGTATCCCGCAATCGCGTACGCGTCATTCGGTCGCGCCACCCTCGTCGTCCTCCTCGTCGTCTTCGTCGTCACTGCCGGCGCGCGGGTCGAACACCTGGCCGTCTTTCGACTCGGCCGCATCCTTCGCTCGCTGCTCTTCCTCGGCCTTGACCTTCCAGAGTTCCTGCCAGCCTTGCAGTTCGCGCGAGTCCGTCAGCGCCAGCAGCTCCCCGACCGTCTTGTGAAGCTGGAGCGCTAGTTCGTAGACGAAGCGGTCCCAGCTTCCGGCCCGTCTGAATCTCCCCCCAGCTCCTCCACGTCGGCATCGCTGATGCCCGAGAGCTTCTGGGCGAGGTTGAACACCTTCTGGAGCACGTCCACCCGGATGCGGCCGACCGTCTGAATGTCGTCATCGGTGAAGACGCGCGAGCCGTCCTCGTTGACCACCGTCCGCACGGCGAGACGGGCGCGCGTGTTGCCACGCAGCCGGCCCTTCGGGTCGCGGCAGGACTTCTCGAACTCGTCGCGCTCGCCGCCGGTCATGCCCTTCACGAACACGAAGCCGCCCAGCTCCGGCAGTTCCAGCCGTTCGCGGGGGATCGTCGTGGCCTTCTCGCTGGTCAGGAGTTCTCGGAACAGAGACATGTGATGCACCTAGAAAAAGGAAAAGCGCTCCCCACAGGCTCGTGAGGAGCGCTCGATACTGCCAGTCGCCGCGACGCGGTCTCTCCGCTCGCGGTGCGTGTGTTACGAGGTCGCGACGCTGTGCGCGCCAGCCACGGCGAACGTGACCGGGGCCATGTGGCGGTCACCGCGCTTGCCCTGCATCACCGGCATCGATGCCACGAAGACCGGGATCGTCCATGCGGGGTTCGTGGCCGCGTTCGCCCCGGAGTCCGGCTTGCACACGATGTTGAACGTCGTGCGCGCGGCCCACGCAGTGTTGAGCGTGGCGTAGACCTTCGCCGATGCGTAGTCCTGGTAGAACGTGCAGGTGATGTCGCTCAGCGCCAGCGTGCCCGGCATGCTGTAGTCGTTGAGTTCGCCCATCGCCGACGCGAACTGCTTGTTCGTGGTCGCCACCAGCGAGATTTCCTCGACGTGATCGCTCAGGTCGACGCTGTTTACGACAACGGAATTGTTATAGAAGCAATGCTTAGCCAGATCGCTACCCTCTCTTCGGAATCCGGACCAGTTGTCGTGGGCCGCTGTCGGTGCCGCCCGGACCAGCCGGCGCAGGCGTCAAGAAGTGAAACGCGTCGTCGTCATTCGTGCCGTCGCTCTCGCCGGGCGCCAGCGGGCCGCGCGATGCGGCAGGAGCACCAGCCGCAGGCGAGCGCGGATCATCGTCACCCGGCCCGAGCGCAGGCGCCGCAGAGGGCACCACGACCGCGGGCGACTTCGGATCGTCGTCACCGGGGCCGAGCGCAGGCGTCACGACGGCGTCTCCGTGAACTGGCACGCCTGACAGATCCATCCGTTCGTCGCCCCCAGCGCCAGCCGCAGTTCGATCGGATGCGGGCACGGCATCTCCGTGGCTTCCGGCATCGGCTGTGGCTCCACCGTCAGCAGTTCCATCAGTTCCGCGATGCGCTCCAGCGCCGTCGCGATCCGCTCGGCCGTCTGTTCCGTCACGTTTAGCTCGCTTCATGCAGTTCCACCGTCCATCGCTGCACCATGTGGTACAGCTTCGACCCCGGCTTGTCGTCGTCCGGCTCGTCGGAGTAGTCGCCGAACTCTCGATGGAGTGATCCGGCGATGACGTCGAAGCCCGGTACCGTGAAGCCCGCGCGGCGTTCCATGAGCGCGAAGATGCGCGACCCGATCGCCTGAATCTCGAATGGCCCCTTCGCGTCGCTCCATCCGTCCACCTGCAACGTCACGATCGTGCCGGCCCGCTGCATCGCCCCGGCGTTCCCGTCGACCGTGCGCTGGCCCAGTACTACGTAGGGGTAGCTGACCCGTGCCGCCTCGGAGACGTGCCCGTAGATCCCGACCAGCGGCCTGACGTTCGTCGCCCCGGCGAGCAGTTGGGCATCCGCCGCGATCGGCGCCTTGAAGGCGTCCACGAAGGCGATGACCGGCTCGGCTGAGACGCTGAACATTTACGCAGCCTCTTTGCACGTCATCACGAGGGACACCCGCGGTTCGACTTCGCGCGGCGGCTCGACGATCTCTAGCGTGCGATCGCCGACATCCCCGTCGTGGAACACCAGCCGCGACCGACCTGCCTTCAGGTCCGTCCCGTAGGCCGACCAGAACCGCAGCGTCACGCTATGCGACGCCCGCGGGTCCACCTGCCGTGCCCGGTCCAGATCGCGACCGTTCAGCGGCTCGACGCGGGCCGCGATGCGTACGCGGTCGCTGTCCGTCCACGTCGGCACCAGGCCGTCATGGCCGTCCGACGCTTCGGTCAGCGTCTGCACCGTCACGCGATGAATCAGGCGGCCAGCGTTCATCGTCAATCTGTGCCGACAATGACGATGTCGTATGACACGGTGTTCGTGCCGGCGCTGTTCGTGATCGTGAGCTTGTCGCCCGTGCCAGCCGTGACAGTCACACCGGCCGGGTCGTAGAAGAAGAAGATCCCGCCGGGACTCAGCGCCAGCCCGTCAGAGGCCGCGAGAAACAACGGCACGCCGTTGCTCGAGGTGCGTGCCACGTTGACGTTGTTCGACGCATTGTTCGCCGCCGCCGCGCGCACGATGATCGCCTTGATTTTCGTGAAAGTCAGCGTCGTGCCGAAGGCATTGGTCAGCGAGCCGGCAAGGTCCAGATCCTCCGTGGCGCTGCCCGCGAGCGAGCGCGTATCGGTGAAGACCTGCGACGCCTGTCCAGAGCCGGTGCCGTTGCTCAGGCTCGTTGTCAAATCGAGCTGGAGCGGGAACGTCGCCGAGGCGAGATCCAGCGCGCTCAACTGGAGCACGTCCAGCTTGAGCAGGAAGTTTGCGTGGTCGATCACACCGGACATGTCCGTCTCCTCAGCAGGCGAAATACTTGTACGGCCAGAGCAGCGATTCGACTCCGAGCGGGAGCGGCGTCACGATATTGCCGATGTTGACCGCTTCGCGATTCGCGTACAGATGGCCGATGAGCAACTTGATCGCGGCCTTGATGTCGTAGGGCACACTCGCCGCCGTCGTCCCGTAGCCAGCCGTAAACCGCACGGTAAAGGCGTTGATCACGCCCTGTGTCTGCGGCCACACACCGCTATAAATCGGGGTCAGACGCGCCGGCCCGGCGGTCGGACCAGCCGGAATATCCGTGCGATACAGCGCGCTCGACCAGGTCTGCGTCGTCCCATTCCCATCGACGTAACTGACGCTGTCGATTGAAAGCACTGGAGCGACTGGAGATTCCCACACCTGCGACGGAGCCGCATCCCGCTTGTCGTCGAACGCCTGCGAGATCAACCGACGATGCGTGAAACGCTCGACGTGCCGCGTAGCTGCGACAATCAGGTCAGCCACGAGCGCGTCTTCATCTGTGATCGTGAGATCAATCCGGCAGTGCGTCTTCGCTTCTTCAAGCGTCACCGGCTCGATAGTCGGGCCGGTGACGAGGTTGAGCGCCATGCGTCACTTCGGCAACGCGACGATCGTCAGCGACGATGCGCCCGTGTACGTGCCGACCGTGGTCAACTTCACCCGGAACAGATCCCCGAGGAAGCCGTTGACGCAGGTGTTGTCCGTCAGCGAACCATCAGTCGGCGTGGCGATCGACGTCACAGCCGCCGCGGTCAGGTTGAAGAGGCGGGTCGCCGTAGTGGTCGTGAAGGCAAACGTCGCCACGTCCATCCACGTCGTGCCGCCATCGAACGAGGTCTGCACCCACGCCTGCGTGGTCGTGCCGCCGCCAGCCCGGACGAACTTCGCCAGGAGCGTCAACGCCTCGACGCGCCCGCTCGGCATCGCAAAGACGCCGGCCGTCACGTCAGCCGCGACAGCCGCCGCGAGCGTGGCGTTGATCAACGTGACCGAAGGCTGCGCCACGTCTTACGCCTCAACCACGAAGCTGAAGCTGATGTCCACATGCGTGGCGGTAGTGACGGGCGAACCCGTGACGCCGATCGTGATGGCGGTACCCGCATCGTTCTGCGTGAACGACGCGCCATCAGCCAGAATCACGCCGTTGGTGGCAGCGCCAGCCCGCAGCAAGGTGCTCTGCGTGGTGCCGGCCACGAGGAACGCCACCAGTTTGCGTGACGTGCTCACCGTGCCGAGAATGTCGATCGAGGTGTGCGCCGCAGCGTTGCCACCGACGGCAATGATCGCCGCGTCCACCATACGGTAGCGGAAGCCCGAGACCGCCGGCAGGATGGTCGCGCCCGCGTTCACTTCGGCAATCGTGAACCGCTTGCGAATGCTCAGCACAGAGCCGTGCTGCGCGCCCACGGCGCCATGCTTGAAGTCGATGACGTTGCCGGACTGGTCCCTGAAGACCTGGTTGCCATCGACCCACTCAGACTCGACGTTCGTGTATGACATGCGCGCCCTTCTCCATTACGAGGGCCGCGCCCGAAGGCGCAGCCCCGTATTACGTCGGCGGTGGTTCCGCCCTGTCTTAGACGACCGAGGTGCCGGTGTTCGAGGCGAAGCGCGGGTCGCCGATGGCGATGCACGCCGTCAGTGAGGCCGACGCGGCATTCGACAGTTCGAGCGTCAGCCAGGGGGTCGCATCCGCGATCGCCTGCGCGTCGAACTCGATGGCGACCATCTTGTGATCGAAGGTCGCGGCGGTCAGGGTCAGCCCCGTCGAGGCCACGTCGGTGAACGCACCGAACAGGTCGGCGCTCGCGGCCTTGAAGTCGCCCGACGCGAGGCGGTACTTGAAGGCAATCGCCGTGGTCTTGGTGCCGTCCGTGGCGCCGACGTAGAACTTCAGCACGGCGTCTCCCGTGACGGCGCCGAAGCTGAGGAGATAGCAGATTTCGTGCAGCAGTCCCATGTTCACGGACTGCCCGTCGATGCCCGCCTCGGTGTCGACCGGCTCGAGGATGGAGACCGGCTTGAAACGTTCGCTGATTCGCATGTGTCTCTACTCCTTACGAGCGGGTCGCGAGGACCACGAAGGGCGACAGGGTGTTCGACCCCTTGAAGGGAGTCAGCGCAGCACGCGGAACCGCCTGCCCGTCGACACGGTAGAAGGCGCGGAACGCCTGCTCGCCGGCCGCGAAGTAGACGTGCATGGAAGACGCCTGCTCGACGCCGCCCTTGCGAATCAGGCGATACTTCGACATGTCCACCAGCGAGATGTCGCCGACCGTGCCGACCGTCTCGGCGTATTCCACCGGGACGACCGGACGGCCCTTGATGGTGAGCACGCCTTCGGGGCCGTAGTTCACGAAGCGGGGAGCGGTGCCGGCCGTGCCGATGGCCTGCGCCAGTTCGTCGAGCTGCGGTTCGCAGTCGACGTTGATGAACCACACCGCGTTCCGCTTCGAGGCCGCGGGCATCCGCGCCCACATCTTCGACAGGTTCGTGGTGTTGATCGAGGCCGCGGCCTGGTTGGTCTCCTTCGCGACCGACACGAGGCAGGGCGCGTTCAGGAAGCCGAGCGGAGCCGAAGCGCCGTTGCCGCGGAAAATCTTGTTCTCGGTCTGGAACACCAGTTCGTCCGCGAACGCGCTCTGGAGTTCGCCGCCGAGGGCCGCCGCGTCGTCCAGAATCTCGTCGGTCATCACGCCAAAGGCGCCGACCTTGCGGAGCTTCATTTCGATGCGCGCGAGCTTGGTGTTGCTGGCCGTGGGCGCGGTGCCCTCGTCGACCCAGTACCCGAGCACGCCGCCCTGACGCGAGCCGTCCGCGCGCGAGGTCTGGTCGATGACGTTGTACGCGATGGTGTTGCCGCCGATGGTCCGCACGTCGCAGCGGGCGAGCACGTCGCCCATCGCGAACATGTCACGCTCGATGCCGGGGGCCACTTCCATCGGGACCGCGAAGCCGAGGTTGGAATCCGACTGCGTGCCGCCGCCGGTCGCCGCCGCCTGAAGGCGCGGATCGAGGCCGTGGCCCATGCCAGCCGCGCGAACGGCGAGCGCGAAGTTGCCGAGGGCGATGTGTTCCGCTTCGCGCTGGCGGTAGGCCGGAGCACTGGCGGCCAGGCTCGGCCCCCACGGCTGGAGCGTGGCACGGTCGACGCCGACTTCGACGTGCGTGCCCTGTGCGCGTTCGTCCGCCTGGAGCTTGCGAGCGATGGCTAGGTTCGCTTCGATCTCGGCCTGCGCGTCTTCGAGCTGGTCGATCGCCTTCATGGCCGCCTTCAGCGCGGTCTCCTGTTCAGGCGTGCGGGCCTCGATTGCGAACAGATCGCGCGCGTCCTTCTTCGCCTTGGCGATCGCGGCCTTGCCTTCGATTTCGGCCTGAATGAGCTGCTTGAGTTTCATGCGCCTCTCCTGAAAAGCCCCATGACGGCAAAAGAAAAAGGCGCGTGCGTGAGAACTCAAGCGGCGAGACATACGCCCGCCTGAGTCGTCATGCACGCGCCTTCACCGAAGCCGCGTTGCTATGTGAGAAGAGATTACGGCGTGATGATCGCCCCGCCTGTTTTGGGTTCCCGAAACGACGGGTCGACCATCTTCCGCAGGAGCACGGCCAGTGGTTCGCCGCGGCGCTGCGCGATGCGCGAGAGCTGGTCGAACCGGGCCGGCGACAGACACACCTTCGCCGGAATCAGCTTCTCACCATCGGGCTTCCGTGGACGCGCCATGCTCAGAGCAACCGCAACCGCGCCGCACGATCCGCGTCGACAGCCGCCTCGGCTTCCATCGCCGCGAGCCGTTCCGGTGTGATGATGTGGTCCGCAAGCCCGTTTGACGCAAGGGCGCTGTGAGCCGCTTCATACAGAGCGCGCATCCCTGCCGGCGCCTTCCGGCCCACCAGCCGCCCGATCGTCTCGTCCATCGTGGCGATCCGGTCGATGAGGCCCGCCGCCTTCGCGTCCTTCGCCGTCAGCGCGCGCCCTTCGCCGTAGCCGTTCCGCACGTCTGCGACCGACACGCCGCGCCCGCGCGCCACGTCCTTGACGAACTGGCCGTACGCCGCGTCGACTTCCGCCTGCATGACCGCCTTCGCTTCCTCGGTCAACGGCTGGAACGGATTGCCCTCGACCTTGAACTTCCCGGCCGAGATCAGCGTGACGTTGATGCCTTCCTGTTCGAGCGCCTTAGACATCTCCTTGTGCGCCATGAACACGCCGATGGAGCCGGCCACGCCGCTCGGCAGCGAGACGATCTCGTCGGCCTGCGCCGCCAGCCAGTACGCCGCGCTCGCCGCCATGCCGTTCACCTGAGCGACGATCTTCTTCCCCTGCCCGCGCATGGCGAACAGTTCCGCCGCGAGCTCCGACACGCCAGTGACGGTACCGCCAGGGCTGTCAATGTCGAGCAGGATGGTCCCGACGCTGGCATCGGCCATCGCGGCGCGCAGCATCTTCCCGATGCCTTCCGCCGATGTGCCGCCGCTCGAGTCCTCCATCGCGGACATCCGGTGCGCGATGACCCCACGGATCGGGATGACCGCCACGGCGCCGCCCTGCGTGCGCGATGCCTCCTGCGAACCGCCGCCGGCGCCGATACGCGCCTGAATCTCTTCGGCGCTGTAGGCGTGGCCTGCTGCGCGGAAGGCCAGCACGCTCACCAGTTCAGCGAGCTTGCCCGGATCGATCGCCCACAAGTTCGAGGCGACGTAGTGAACCGCCAGTGGATACTTCATGCCGCGTCCTCCAGCGCCAGAGCTGCCAGCCCCGCCGCGTAATCCTGCGTTCTCCAGTTTTCCAGCGCCGACACCCACGGCCCTGCCACGAGCTGCGCCGC